TTATCTCCCAAGGCGTCTCCCAAGAAACCTGTACTTATTACCATAGATGATGATCCATATTCAAAGAATTTTAGATTTGCTGTTGTAAATAAAAGTCAAAAAAACAACTTTGAATCTAACCACTCAAGTCTAGATGGACTACTGAATAATGATCATCCTCAATATCTTCTAAGAAGTGGAGGAGAGATAAGTGGTGATGTCACATTTGCTCCTGACGCAAAAATCGATGGGATAAAGTTGGCTACCCACGCACACAACGGTCAAGATGGTTCTGTCAGAATTAAGGCTTCTGATATAGATTATACTACTGAAAGATCTTCAGGAGCCGAAGTGGTAGAGAAGCCATTAGTCGTTTCTATAAATCAGTTTATACCTGAAATAACTAATGAAGGAATACATGTATGTGATGTAGTGGTAAATATAGAGTATGATGATAAAAAATTGGGTAACCACGAATTCGAAATAACGTTTGCAGAGGTGCCCTGATGTCTTGGTTTAAATATTTAAAAGATGTTTCTAGTAGCAATTATTATAGTCCGCCGGTAAAAAGAAGATTAAAAAGAATAAGCCCAGTAGAAGACATCACTGAAGGAACATGGTTATATGTTGATGTTGAGGGTTTAAATCTCAATAAGAAACTTGACTTAGATCTATCTACAACAGATGATTCTAATTCATATGTAGTTGTATATGAAGATGAGGTTTCTGAAAATGATTATAAACCTGTTAAAACTCAGATAGTAGGAAATAGACTTTTCTTTGCAGCCGCAGAAGATCATGCTAGAAATGAAATCATATCTAATACATATATCGTTTATTATATGGCAAACGGGATAAAGGGGCTATCTGCTAATGTTTCAAATGGTGCAACCAGTTATTATTTAGATTCATCGGAATTAGCCGACACATATGTGGCTACAGAAGATGTGCAAGATTTTGAATACATAATCGAGCCTGGATCAAACTCCTATTATAATTTTTCTTTTATAAATTCTTTAGAAACATGGAGAAATGCGTCTTCTTCTCAGGTAGGAGCATCTTTTAATATAATCTTTAGTGGTCCTACTTTATCCCTCAATGGGCATAAGGGACCCAATGGGGGGAAGATAAATGTATCAGTAACCCCTATTGACCCAAATGCGTCGGTTAGCGATAGTAGAGAATATGTATTTGATTGCTATTCGCAAAGTGTTCAAGAAGATGTTGAGCTATTTAGGACGTCTAATCTGAAAAGTCAAGACTATAGGGCATCATTTACCATATCTTCTTCATCTAATATAAATTCCTCAGGAACGTATATTAAAATCGATTCTTATTCTTTTAATTACAATGGATACTTTACTATAGGTGAAGAATTATTAAAGGATGATATTAGGACAATATCTCTGGGAGCTACGACCGCTTCAAGCTCAGTAGTTGGTGGATCTGGTGGTTCAAGTGAAATAATCTATAACAATACATATGAATCGGTTGATGCTAGAGATGTTCTGATTAAAATGTGGATGGAAGTTTAATAATGGCTAATGTAATAAAAACAGTTCAAGATCTTATACCCGGCAAAGAATATATTATAAGAATTAGGGCTAAAAATACAGATTTAAATACTTATTCTAATGCAACTGATTCAATAAGATTTACAGTTCCGCAGGATCAAACTATTCCTGGTCAAGTTCAAAATTTATCACTATATAGTTCTTTTCAGACTGTAATGTTTGTGTATGATTTTAATTCAGAAAATGACATATCTCATTATGAATATGAATTATATTACGGAACATTAACGGCTGGTGAACCGACTGGAGAACTACATAGTCAAGGCAAGGCTACTGCTAATGTATTCACTGTTACCGTAGAAAATAGCACGACAGATACGGCTACTGGTGTTAGTGATCCAGTTACTTATTGTGGAAGAATGCGCGCAGTAGATTTGACTGGAAACATTGGTGAATGGTCAACATTCGCACAGTCAGATCAGGACACCCCATTAATAGATGAGGAGTTTATAGCATCTTTAACCGCAGCAAAAATAACAGCCGGAACAATTGGTGCGCATGAGATAATACTTACTCAGTCCGGTACTGTTACTACGTATGATCCACCAGGAAACGTTGCCGTACTAAGGTCATCAAACTTTGCTTCTGGTCCAGCTGGTGCTGGCTGGCTAATCCGTGGTGACGGTTATGCAGAATTTGATTCAACTCATATAAGAGGAAATCTTGATGCAGGCAGTATTACAGTTGGCAATGGAACATATAACTATTGGAATAAGACCGGTGCAGAAAATGATTTTAGAGTCGGTGATTCATCGACCTATGTATTATGGGATAATAGCGCCGGAACATTAACTGTTGCCGGTGATGCATCAATTAGCGGTACGCTCAACTCTGTCGACGGAACATTTAGCGGAACGCTTAGTGCAGTAGATGGTACTTTTTCTGGAACACTTTCTGGTGTAGGTGGAACCTTTACAAGTAATGTTACGGTAGGTTCTCACGCAACAAATAAGATAACTATCGCTTCGGACTCAACTGCTAGCGGAACAAAAATATATGCAGGAACTGGAACCTATAGCAATTCTAATACGGGTTTTTATTTTGATGCAAGCGGTAGATTCTCTATAGGTGATAAGTTAGTTTTTAACCCTTCTAATGGAGCGCTATCTTTAAATGGCAATCCAAATGGTCTTACATCTGATATTGAAATTATTGGAGCAATAATTAAAACAGTAGAAGATACAGATACTGAAGATGGAGTAGCTTTAACCGAAAACGATATTTATCTCTATAATAGAACCAGTAATCAGTCTCAAATAAAATTTCAAGGAAGCACTGCTTACCCAGCTAGCATTATTTCAGAAATAAAAGGACTTCAATTATCAGCAACTACTTCTGCTGGTTCTCCAAAGTTTGTCATTGGAACAGATAGTACCTCTGAAAACTACCTATCATATAAGTGGTACGGGTATAACTCTGCTGCTATAGCAAGATTGTATCAAACCAGTTCTTCTGCCGCTACAATATTTGATCTTTACGAAAATGATTCTGAAATTAGAGTTGGCGAATTAGCCCTGAGAAGTGATGGTGCAAGCAATAATCCTGCAGTCAGATTTAATTCCGATGGCACGACAGCCAATGGTTTATATAGGTGGTCAAACTCTAGTCAACTAGGAATTGCTCATACGTCAACAGATGGAACCAATTTTGTTTCTTCACATGATGGCACTAATGGCGTTTTCATATTCAATGATCCACCGATAACCACATCTGTCTCTGGTTATGGCTTTTTGTTACATAATAACACCTATGGAACCCTTCACAAATACACTTCTTCTAGGAATTTAAAAGAAAACATTGAAAACATAACTGATACAGGAACTTTCTTTGACGATGTTAGACCAGTCACCTTTGTTCCAAAATCCTCTGACCCAGATAATGAGTCCGAAGAAAACAGATCGCTAAGACTTTCCGACGTACAACATGGTTTTATAGCTGAAGAGATATCGGAAATACTTGGTGGCCAATTAGCTACCTATGATCAAGACCTTAATGCCACTGGCTGGAGGTGGCCAGATATGATAGCCATGTGTGTAGCTGAAATAAAGTCTTTGCGTACAAGGGTTGCGCAGCTAGAATCTTCATGATAATATAGATGTCTACAATTAATCTAGGAGATAAAATTGGAAAATTTAGACGCTAATGTAGTAATTCAAGTCTTTAGCGAAAGACTTAATGCTATGACTACAGAAATGGTTGTCAAAGATGCTACTATAAGGCAATTAACTGCTCAGATAGAATCGCTTACCGCAGCAAATGCTACAAAGACGGCGACTACTTCTAGTAAAAAAAATAATGACGAAGAATTTAAGTGAGGTAATAATGTCAGAAATAATTGATACAGATATTGTTGAAAGTTCAGAAGAAAAAGAGTTTAATGTAAATATTAAAGTTTCAAATCAAAACTTAAGTTATAAAAGTGATTTTCAAGAGTCAGAAACAATTTTTTGGCTTGAAGCAGTTAAAAGTCTAATCCTCAAAAACGCTTTTGATAGAACGCAAGAGTCTTGATAAGTTATAAAAAACTTTAGTTTTTGCTACTATTTATAGTAGTTCTATCAGGAGTGTACCATGGCTGTAGTTGATTTTTTACCTTTCAGAAGAGTTGATAATTTTGCTAACAACAATGTTGTAGCAAAAACCTTGGATTCAACAGATATAAAATCCTTAAATAGAGTGATGAAAGTTTCAGCCTTAGCCTTAGGGTATCAGGGAACAACGCTACTCTATAATAAACGTAGTAACTTTGAGCCGTCTCCATACGATTTTGATAGGATTATACAGGCTGTAGATACAGATTCTTATGTGAAGCAGGCTATAGCTAAATATAGAGAACTCTTCTGGAAAGAAGGCTGGGAGATAGTAGGGGAAAACTCGGAAGCAGTAGAGTACTTATATCAAAGAATAGATTACATGGAAATGGCAATGAAAAGGCCATTCTTAGATTTTTTAATAGAAGTATCTGACCAACTCTTTAAGTTTTCAAATGCGTTCATAGTTAAAGCAAGAGGAGATATAAATGAGTATTTTCCTAGCGATTTGTCTGCTATAAATGCTAATCAAACTATTGTAGGCTATTACTTAATACCTACAGAGCAAGTTAGAATACTAAGAAATAAGCACAATAGGCCTCAAGCTTATCAGCAGGCTACCGATCCACTGACCTACTCTCCAAATGACAAGGATCCAGTTTGGGCAGCCGATAGAGTTATCCATTTACACTTTGATAGAAAGACAGGCAGAGCATTCGGTACTCCATTTTTGTCTAATGCGTTAGATGATGTTGTGGCACTAAGGCAAATGGAAGAGGACATACAAAACCTCGTTCATCGCGAGCTCTTTCCTTTGTATAAGTACAGGATAGGAACCCCAGAGCAGCCAGCAGAGCCTGATGAGATATCCCAAGCCGCCTCAGAAATAGAAAACATGAGAACAGAGGGTGGTCTAATCATACCCCATAGGCATGACATAGAAGTGGTTGGTGCTGGCGCTGCATCCCTTGATGCTGGTGGCTACCTTGATCATTTTAAAGAAAGAGTCGCAGTAGGCCTTGGTGTTGCACCTCATCATTTGGGTATGTCCATGAATGGTGGGAATAGATCTGTGACCGAAAGACTGGATACAGCTCTTTACGATAAGGTTAAGCAAATGCAAAAAATGTTTGCAGAGCTGATCAGGGTAAATGTTTTTAACGAGCTTTTACTAGAAGGCGGCTTCGATCCAGTTGTAAATCCTTATAGTGATTCTATATCAGATAGATGTTATTTTAAGTTTAATGAAATTGATGTTGATACTCAAGTTAAAAAAGAAACTCATGTTGTTCAGAAATTCGTAAATTCTATGATTACACTTCCTGAAGCTAGAAAAGAACTTGGAATGGATCCTGAGTATGATAAAAATGAGCTTTTCACCGCTATGCAGGCAGATATACAAACACAGATGCAGTTAGACGTTCAATCAGGCAGAGACGCTCAGATGGACTCTGACAAGCAGCAGTCTTCTACTGGTGGAGCCTCGAATCTGCCTAACAAAAGAAGAGGCCCAGGAAATACTGTAAGACCTGCAAATCAGCAGGGTAGAAAGACATCTCCTGACATAAAAAGGTCGGATGCAAATTTATTGTCACTAGTTGAAAATCTTTTAGAAGAAGAGTATACTGTAATATATTCAGAAGAAAGTGAAAGTGAGTAACACTGTGAAGATTACATTAGATGAAGGTCCTTTGAGAGAATACGCCAGGACAGATGATGCAGTAAAAGCCTTTAATTTAGCAGTTGCTAATGGGCAGGCAAGATTAGCTATGGAAATGTTGGTTCCAATTATAAATGCCATAACTGCAGATAATTATCTGGATCCCAAAGAAGAGATTAGTGAAGCACCTAAGGCTGAAGCAGAGCCAGTGAAAAAAGCCTCTAAATCGGTTACACCTAAACCACGTGAAGAGGAAGATTAAAACCTAGAAAAGTAAGATGAAACTACTTATAGGATGCCCTATATATAAAAGGGATTGGATTTTTGATCATTGGATGGCCTGCGTAATCAGGCAATCAATTAACATTAAAGATATAGGAATTATATTTGAAGCATCATCTAATGACGCAGCCACTCTAAGGAAAATAGAACTCTATAAATCTCAGGTACCGTTCGCATATTTTGACGTAAAGATTAGAGAAGATCTTCCTCACTTTGAGCATAAAGACAATGGCAGGCAGTGGACATTGTCAAAGTATGCAAACATGGTTAGTTTGAGAAATTCTCTACTTGAGTCAGCTAGGGAATTGAATCCAGATTTTTATTTTAGTTTAGATTCAGATATCCTTATACAAAACCCTAATACTTTAGAGCTTTTGATGGGACACATCAAAGACGGCGCAGATGCAGTGAATCCACTTATGTTTATGACTCCTGTTGGAACACAATTTCCGAGTGTTATGACATGGAGAGATGATAATCCAGAGAAGGCAACAAGAGAAAGTGATTATCCTATAGGCTCATTTTTTGAGGTAGATGTAATAATGGCCGCAAAGATGATGTCTAAAAGCGTATATCAAAATATAAACTATGACATACATCTTCAAGGGGAAGATCTAGGTTGGTCATTGAATGCAAGAAGCAATGGGTACAAACTCTTTTGTGCCTCTTATATATACGCTCCCCATATAATGTCACCGCTAATGTATGAGGATTTTTTAAAAAACGGTGATACTAGGAAAGAAATGTATCAATTAGTATAAATTCATATAAATTTGTTCAATGTTATTAAAACCAATTTACTATACTAACTGACTTAGGTTAATAAAGGAAGATATTAGATGCCATTCGATTTTGTAGAAAACTTTACCGTAGAACTTCCAGACTTTTCTAAATTAGAAACAGATTTTTCGGAAAGCTTTAATTCTAAGCAAGGCCTTATAATAGAGGTGGCAGCGATCCACGAAGGATTGACCGCTAATTACAACAATTATTCAGCAGAAGAGCTTGAGAAAGCTCTAGAATCCTGGGTTGAGCCATATCCTAAGCCAATAATACTTAATCACGATCTTTCTACTGAGCCTATTGGCAGGGTTATAGCTGCCAGAATGGATAAGGAATCAGATGGTTCATCTTTCGTGAGACTTCAGGTTGCTATAACTGACCCAGTTGCAGCTCAAAAGGTTATGGACAAAAGATATTTGACAGGATCTGTTGGCGGTAGAGCGTCTAAAGCAGTCTGCAGCATAAGCGGTGAAGATCTTGCGCAAGAAACAGAATCTGGAAGGCCTAAGATGGCCAAATATCGTAGAGGTAAGGTCTACAAAGGGAAGCTGGCATATATAGATATGCAAGATATTTCTTTTAAAGAATATTCTTTTGTTAATCAGCCAGCAGATCAAAAGTCTGGAGTTAGATCAACTAAGTTCCAGGACGGAAATGCCGAGGTAGCGGCTACAGACTCTTGGGTTGCAAAAAGCTCAGCTTTTGTACTCCACATGGATAATGAGGACATTATTTCTGTAGAGGAAAATGAATCAATATTAAAATCCATGAAAAAGAAAGACAGCAAGACAACTTATCTTCGTACTAAGGGGGCATTTTTGTCCGCTGTAGCCATTCATGAAAGTGAAAGTGATGTTACAAATAGCGAAACATTACTATCTAATGAAGATCTTGAAATAGAAAAGTCTGAGGAGAATTCAACAATGGACGATATTACCAAAGATGACGATATTCTAGCGGTAGCAACAGGCTTAAGTGAGGATTTGTCAAATATAGCTTCTTCGCAATCAGCTGAAGAGGCAGAAGGTGCTCCAGAAGAAGAGGCTGTATCAGAGGAAGCTTCAGAAGAAGTGGATACTGAAGTGGCTGAAGCTTCTGACGAAGAAGCAGCCGATGCAGCAGATTCGGATCCCAAAGAGGGCGAAGAGGAAGCAGCAGCTGCAGAAGAAATCTCTACTGACAATCCAGAAGAGGCGGATGTACAAGATGTAGATTCCGAAAATGCTGGAGAGCCAGAAGAGTCATTAGCCGAAGAGGCTGATGAGGTTCAAGAAGTGACCGAAGAGGAGAGTCTCACCGCAGAAGAAAGTGCTGATGAGCAAACCGATGAGGATCAGTCAGGCGCAACAGCCCTTCTTGAAGAAGAGATTCAAAGCCTTAAGGCTGAGAACTCCAAGCTCAAAGCAGCATTGCACATGACTCTTGTTGAAAGAGTTGTGGATACCAAGGTTGCTCTTGGTTTAGCTGAAGCAGAGCAAAGAGAAGCGCTTATTAACGAGCATGCCTCAAGAACAGCGTCATCTCTTGCAGATAGCCTTAGAGATATGGCTACAATGCCAGCAGCTAAAGGAAAGAAAACTGTTGATACTATTGAATTTGATGTTGATACAGCTCAGGTGAATGAAGAGGTTAATGTTACTACACTGGATGTGGAGGAGCAGGAATCCGCTGATCCTGAAGATTCTTTCGAGCAAGTTTTGGTCGATACTCTAATGGGCAGACGTAAACTCTGAAAACTAAGGAGAAAATAAAATGAGTTTAGCAAAATTCCGTAAGGTACATAGCAAGACCGGTGCAGGTCGTTTCGTAGTTTCTGAGGGTGTAGCCCCCAGCGCCTACCTACTCCCTGACCAGGGTCTTCCCACTTGGTACTATGACAGTGAAGATGATCGCTTTGAGATCGTAATCACTAAGGGTACAATTCTTTCAGTCGTTGCCGACTCAAATGGTGATGCAAGAGTTGTCCCCGCTAACGGTACCACCAATGGCACTACTTGGGGCGACACAATGAGTGGATGGAATCCACTAGATGGCGCCACTCCAAGCTCCAGCACCGGTTCAACAGATCAGGTGACTGTTGCCGCCCAGTCGATTCCTATCGGCTGTGCACAATACGATCTCTACAGACCTTTTGATAAGGGCACTTCGCAAGGAGCTGGCTTTATCACTCACGGGTATGTGGAGTATCCAATGGTTGACCTGGTTAACGCTGACGTAACAGTCGGTAGTGTTATCCGTGCTGACCATATGGGTCGTCCAGTTCTCGCTTCAAAGAGTGAGATTGCTGCCGCTCCATACCTTCAAGTTGGTAAAGTTATCGAGGTTGAGAAGTTTGCTACAAACTTTGATGATGGCCTCCTCAGCTACATGCAACTTCCATCCGATCCAGGTGCATTGAAGACCGTATATGAGTTAACTCGTAGCGGCACCTACAGTGGTAAGCTCGGTATTAGAGCTAACCTGGATGTACACAACGTTGTTGGCGCATTCCGTGTCAACTTAACACTCTGAAAAATATACACAGGAGGAAAATCCTAAGATGAGTAAGACAATCCAAGAGCTCCTCTCGGGTCTCCCAGCTTGGGAGACAGCACTGACTGAGGACGGACACATCGATGAAGAGAATCGAGTAACTATTAAGGAAGCATTTGCATCACCAGATGCAGCTGCATTGTTCCCTAAGGTTCTTTCTCGCACGCTGAGGGAAGCAGCAGAGCCACAGCTACTTGTGACTCCACTTCTTTCCACGGTTCGCCTTGGCAAGGGGCGTTCATTGGAGTTCCCAGCAGTCAATGCTATCCAAGCTGCCGAAATCCCTGAGGGTCAAGAGTACCCAGAGCAGGCACTCGCCTTCGCAAAGCAGGTAGAGGGCAAGGTCTCAAAGAAAGGTGTAAAGCTTGCTTTCACCGAAGAAGTCGTAGCTGACTCACTTTGGGATATTGTTGGTCTACATGTCCGCGCCGCAGGTCGTGCCATGGCTCGCCTAAAAGAGCAAATCGCTCTTAGCCGCTTCAAGGACGCAGCTACAATAGTCTTCGACAACGATGACTCAAACTATGATGACACAACAGGTCTCGATATCAATGGCGCAGCCAACGGTACCGTTACTTGGGACGACATCATTGACATGGCTGCTGTGTTAATGGCTGAAAATCACGTTCCAACAGACTTCATTCTTCACCCACTGATGTGGTCGGTATTCCTCAAGGATGCCATCTTCCACGCAGGTGGTTCTGCTTCTGGTGTCAGCCAGAGTTGGGGTTACCGCCCTCAGTCCGCTGAGAGTGCACTCAACACAACAGCGCCAATGGGCTTGAATGTTTTGGTTTCACCTTTTGTCAGCTTTACCGCTAAGACAAGTTCGGCTGCAGCCAAGTCAGACCTCTTCCTCATTGATCGCAATGAGGTTGGTACAATGTTGGTCAAGGATGACATGAGCACGGATCAGTTCGATGATCCTACACGTGACATTCGCTCACTTAAGATGAAAGAGCGTTATGACATCGTGATGATGGGTGACGGTGAGGGTGTTACCGTTGCTAAGAATGTCAGCCTCAGCCGCAACTACGA